TTTAGTTCGAGTATGCGAGACCACCCATACCACTCATGATACGAAGGACATTGTAATTTACAGCATAAATTTCAAGGGCAGCGGCGGTTGTGCCAGTAAGAACAGCTGAATCAATTCTCGAGAAGTTGCAAGTACCACTTGGTTGATGTTCTTCAGGTTTGAGGGCGAAAGAGTAACAGGCAATAGAATCATTAAAAGGACTTACAGCACTGGCAGAAGCTTCCTCCGCTACCGCTCTAGAGGCGTTAAGACCACCTGGACCACTATGATATTGAAGGACTTGAGATTTAGTAAAATATGAAGTAGGTCTAGCAGCAAATCTATCGTGTCCATTAAGTTTAAGAATATATGTATTGCTTCCATTGGGTAATGGTTTATTCATACCACCCCCCGAGTTATATGAAGTATCCCATTCACCAGTCCATATAAGTTCTTTAACAGGGTGATTGAAATTAAGAGTAGTAGAATTGGAACTTACAGATCCAGTTTGATGTTGAATTTGTTCAATCAAATATTCGTGACTGACTTGAGCAAATCTACGTCTTTCATCAGTATCAAGATATATATAATCAGCCCAAAGAGCCTGTGTTGCTGATCCAGAAGATCCGCCGGTCCATACTTGTCCAAGAGCATGATTAAGAACAATTTTAACTTCATGATATTGGAGTGCAATTAAGGGTAATGCAAGACCAGGATTTCTGCAAAACCAGAATTGAAGTGGTACATAAACATATCTTTGAACATTAAAAAGTTCTTGATACGCCGCACCAGCTGCTTCGCGACCAACTATTTCATAAACTCCACCCATACCAGTTGTTCTTTGAAATAATGTACCATGGTCCATACCAGTAGTGGAAGGACCGGATGCGGTAACATCACAAGCATTTTGGTAACCAGCAACATGAGCAGTTTCATTTCTTTCAGTTAGTTCGGACCAAGTTTCCATCCAGGAACCTCTTTGACGATCAATAGTTTGACCACCAATTTCAACAGATACATCAGTAATCCAATGAGCACCAGGATTAGATGTTGCAAAAGAAGCATTTACATCACCAGAATCGATTTGAATGTATAATTTATGGACTAAATCACCGTTACGGGAAATAGTTGCAGTGCAACGTCCGCCAGTGCCACCAGCATTACCATTCCAGGTTTGTTGGATAGACTCCATAGAGAAGTTAGTGTGTCTGCGATAGACGACTTTAAAGAAAGTAATTTGTGGATTACCAGTAAGATAGATATCTTGAGCGCCATAAGCTACGAGTTGCATTAATCCTCCTCCCATTGTTTTTATACATTAGCATAGAAAAAAATTTCAAAAAAATTCAATAATTATTAAATATTTTCAATAATTATGAAAATAAGAACTATAAAATATTAATTATAAAATGTTAAAAAATAATAACTATAAAATTGTAATTGTAATTATAATAAATTTAATTAGAATATGCTAAACCACCCATACCAGACATAATACGGAGAACATTGTAGTTTACAGCATATACATTAGCATCAGACAGAGCAGAACCGGAATCTGTTTTCTGTAAAACAGCAGTATCAATTCTAGAGAAATTACATGTTCCAGATGGTTGATGCTCTTCAGGTCTTAATGCAAATGAATATACAGCAATATTATCTACAATTCCTCCATTAGATAAATCAACACCACATACACCTGTATGATATTGCCATACTTGAACTCTGGTAAAATATTTAGAATCACGTGCAGCGAAACGATCATGACCATTTAATTTAAGTTGATAATCTCCAGTTACTGTATCAGAATAACTTCCGTTCGAAAATGATTGTGTCCAGATTAATTCTTTAACTGGATGATTAAAGTTCAGAGTTAAACCTGAATTATTTAAAGTTCCAGTTTGAAATTGAAGTTGTTCAATTAAATATTCATGACTGACTTGTGCAAATCTACGTCTTTCATCAGTATCAAGGTATATATAATCAGCCCATAATTGTGTATCTGCAATACCAGTTTCAACACTATTCTGTCCTTGAATAATAATTGTAACTTCATGATATTGAAGCGCAATTAAAGGTAATGCAAGACCAGGATTTCTACAAAACCAGAATTGAAGTGGTACAAATGCTCGTACCGTATTGTGTGAAGCGTCGGCACCACCAGAATAGGACATTAATTGAAACATTGTTCCGCTAGCACTGCTACGCGCAGTTACACCTTCTGGGTTAACTTCAGATAGTTCAGACCATGTTTCCATCCAATGACCATAATGACGATCAATAGTTTGTCCACCAATTTCCACTTCAACTGAATCTATCCATGCTATACCTGGATTTGCTGCGGTACCTGCACTCAACGTTGGAACTTCAAGATAAAGTCTATGAACTAAATCACCATTACGTGAAATTGTTGATGTAACACGTCCGCTACCACTTGCATTTAATTGACCACTAAATGTTTGTTGGATAGACTCCATAGAGAAGTTAGTGTGTCTGCGATAGACGACTTTAAAGAAAGTAATTTGTGGATTACCGGTAAGATAGATGTCTTGAGCGCCATAAGCTACGAGTTGCATTAATCCTCCTCCCATTGTTTTATATATTAGCATAGAAAAAAAAAAATAAATAAATTTGATTTACAATTATTTAAAACAATAACTATAGATATATTAATATGGCAGAACAATATGAAAAGAAAGAATTACGACAACACATCTATGATACTCCTGATACATATGTTGGTGGTATTGATAAAATTAATGAAGTGTTACCTATAAAAGATAATGATAAAATTGTCTTTAAAGAAATAGAATATATTCCCGCTTTACTAAATATCTTTAATGAGATTCTTGTAAATGCTCGGGATCAAATTGTTAGACTTCAAGGTCAAAAAGGACCTAATATTATTCAAGTATCACAAATAAAAATTAACTTTAATAATGATGGATCTATAAGTATTTTAAATGATGGCAATGGAATCATTATTAAAGAACATGAAAAAGAAAAAATATATATTCCTCAATTAATATTTGGAGAGCTTCTAACATCATCTAACTATAAAAAAGATGAAAAAAGAATAGTTGGTGGAAAAAATGGATATGGTGCTAAGTTAGCAAATATCTTCTCACAAACATTTACTATAGAAACTGTTGATCATGTCAATGGTCTTAAATACATACAGATTTGGGAAAAGAATATGACTATATGTAATAAACCTGTAATAAAGAAATGTTCAACAAAACCTTATACTAAGATTACATGGAAATGTGATTTCTCTAGATTTGGTTTACAAAAATATTCTGATGATATGATTAATCTTATGTATAGAAGAATTTATGATATTGCTGGTATTACTGATAAATCTGTAAGTGTTTATTTAAATGATGAAAAAATAAAAATTAAATCATTCCTAGATTATATTAATCTGTATAATGATTCTAAGAAATTTCAAGAAATAGTATCTGAAAGATGGGATGTTATCTTTTCAGTATCACATAACGATACATTCGAACAATTATCATTTGTAAATGGTATTTGCACTAGTAAAGGTGGTTCTCATGTAGAATGTATAGCAAAACAAGTATGTAATGGTATTATAGCATTTATTAAGAAAAAACATAAGAAAGAAATTAAAGATAAAGTTGTTCGAAGATATATATCACTATATATTAATTGTGTAATTGAAAATCCATCATTTGATTCACAAACTAAAGAAAGATGTATTACATCACAGAGTAAATTTGGTTCTAAGCCTGTTTTATCTGCTAAGTTTATAAAACAAATCTGTTCATATAATGAATTAATTGATAAGATTTTGGATGCAAATTCTAAAAATGACAATAAAGATTTAAAAAAGACAGATGGTAAAAAGAAAAATAAAATTATTGTTCCTAAATTAGATGATGCTAATTGGGCAGGAACAAAGAAATCTGATCAATGTACTCTTATTCTTACAGAAGGAGATTCAGCAAAATCTATGGCAATTGCAGGATTATCTGAAGTTGGTAGAGATAAATATGGAGTATTTCCATTGAAAGGAAAAGTTTTAAATGTTCGGGAAGCAAATGTGAAACAAATTAATGCTAATACAGAAATTGTTAATATTAAGAAAATTCTAGGATTAGAAAGTAACAAAAAATATAAAGATCTTAAATCATTAAGATATGGTAAAATAATGATTATGACTGATCAAGATCATGATGGATTTCATATTAAAGGATTATTAATTAATCTATTTCATTATTTATGGCCTGAACTTTTAAACTTTGATTTTATATCATATATGATTACTCCCATTGTGAAAGTATCTTTAAAGAAAACAATTCAACCATTTTATACTCTAACTGATTATGAAGATTGGAAAAAGAAAACAAGTAATTCAAATAAATATACAATTAAATATTATAAGGGATTAGGAACATCTACATCTCAAGAAGCTAAACAATATTTTAGAGAGCTTAAAGTTAATGATTATGTTATAACTGAACATACTAATGATGCTGTAAATTTAGCATTTAAGAAAACTGAAGCAGATAATCGTAAGTTATGGTTAAAGGGTTATGATCGTGAATCAATTCTTGATTATACAATTAAGAAAACAAAAATAGATGATTTTGTGAATAAAGAATTAATACACTTTTCAAATTCAGATGTAAGTAGATCTATTGGATCTGCAGTAGATGGATTAAAAACATCTCAAAGAAAAATATTATTCTCTTGCTTTAAAAGAAATCTTCATTCAGAAATTAGAGTAGCACAACTTTCAGGATATGTTAGTGAAAATGCTGCTTATCATCACGGTGAAGCATCTCTTCAAGGTGCTATTATTGCTATGGCTCAAGATTTTGTAGGATCAAATAATATAAATCTTTTACAACCAAATGGTCAATTTGGAACAAGAATTATGGGTGGAGCAGATGCAGCTTCACCAAGATATATTCATACACAACTTAATCCAATTACAGATTTAATATACAGAAAAAGTGATTTTAATCTTCTAAAATATATTGATGATGATGGTTTACTAGTTGAACCAGAATATTATGTTCCAATTATTCCTATGATATTAGTTAATGGTATGGTTGGTATTGGAACTGGATGGAGTACATCTGTTCCACAATACAATCCTATTGATATAATTAATAATA